CGGGCAATTCTTCCGAGTTTGGTGATAGCATACTATTGAAATCGCCAGTCTGTATTATGTTATGCATGTCATTCTTAAAGTTGTATGACAATGCAGACAGATCTTTTATCTTATTATGATAATTTTCTTCACTACCGCTTTCAAGTAAATTGTTTAGCCATATGTTTGGATTTTTTATTAGATTTGATATGCATAACCATTTGTACGATTCTATATCATATCTTTTCATTAATGCAAAACAGGTCAACTCATTATTTTTCATGTAAGTCTTAGAGATCTTACAATTGCCAGAATATTTAAAATAATCGTACTTCGTGGTGAAATGTTTCTGTAAAGCTCTAAACATTACATAATAATTTTCAACTTTGCTCATCAGAATAATTTTTTTGAATTCTTTTTTGTTTTGGTTCTAATTAGATTTAATTGAATGGCTTCTTGTTTTAATGAGAAGCTAATGTTTGGTGTGATTAGTTTTTTGATCACGGTATGATCGACATCATATTCATTGGTAAATTCCATAATAGCCTCAAGATATGTCAAGCCGGTTTGAACCTTAGCTTCGACCATCATCGAAAACTTCTCTGGCGTTAATATTTTAACTTGATTTGTGGCCGTATCTAAACACTCCATTTGCTTTTTTCTCGCCATCAGAATTTGTCCATAGTCAAATATTATACTAAACCGTATCGAGAAAAAAGTCAAATAAAATGTTCATTATTTTTTAAATATGTTACTTTTTGAACATATTTTTTGCTACCGTCTTATAATGCTCTTTGATCTTTGCTACGATCTTTTCGGCCATAACCTTCTTGAAAGATTCTTCGGCTTTTACGGCATCATTATTTTTGACGGACTTTAATAATTCTTTTAGTGCATCTTTACTCGACATGTTTAGCTTCCTATAAATTGAGCATTTATGTTGTGGTATATATATTCAATCTTTTTATGTAAATCATCCACACTCGAATCATTATTTATAATGTGATTCCATTCGCCGAAATCGGATAAAGCCAATTCGGATTCATTTTGTGCTCCAGGTAGCGGCGCATCATCTAGTTCTGGTCTATCTATTCTTATAGTAACTATTCTTGCATTACAATCTTCAAGTGACTTTTTGGTGTAATAATATTCGTTTGGATATCTAAAATCTGTTATTACAACTTTATTGAGCCCTGAATTTTTGACTTCTTCACAAACCTGTCTAACCCAAATATGTGGATCTCTATTTCTTTGCTCTCTGCCAAAATCTTGCAATATTTGTCTAGGCGTAAGATTGTATCTTGTATCAACCACGGATTTAAGTTCTGTGCTCAACTGTTCCCAAGACATATTGTACAATTTGCCAACGTGGTGTCTAAGCGCATCGGCAAATGCAAATCTCTTAAATCCGTGCTTCTCTATCAAATGTAATGCAGCAGTATCTTTGCCACGATACATTCTGTGACCAAACATAATCACCAACATAATAAACTCCAATATGATAAATGACAGGTGATTATAATACACCTAGTCGCATTTTTGCAAGTAAATATTTCTTTACAAAGCCTGATCTTACGATATCATCTATTGTAAATTTTACACAACCAAACTCTTCCATATCATGTACAATAGATATCAGTTCATTAATACCAGTTTCCATCTTTTTATGCATTTGCAAATCATTTTGTGCAGTGTCACCACATAATATCAATCTTGTGTTTTTACCAACTCGTGTCAACAGAGAATCTATTTCATGAAATGTACAGTTTTGTGCTTCATCTAATATTATGATTGCATCGTCTATGTTTAAACCTCTTATGTAAGAAGTTGACATAAACTCATAATATCCCTTTGTTTTCAGTATATCGTAGGTGTCGGCTCTTAGTGTCATGTGTTTAAAAATATCTCTATATGGCATTTCATACAGAGCCATTTTTTCTGCTAATGAACCAGGAAGAAATCCCTGATCTCTAGTAGTAACGGCACTTCTGACGATATAAATTTTGTTCACGGTTCCAGCTTTTAATTCTTTTAGTGCAAAATAAATTGCCAAAAAAGTTTTACCGGACCCTGCGGCACCAAATAATAACAAATTTTTATCATTTGACCAATGTTCAAATGCTAATTTTTGATTTTCTGTTATTGGCTCTATGAACTTTAAATCGTACATGCGCCTCAATAATTTTTTTTGTCGTCTTCTCTTATCTTCTATTTTAATTGATCTATCTTCAATTTCAGCATTTTCAATATTTTCAAATTCAGATAAATCAATATCTTCTAGGTTGTACTTTAGGTAGTTATTATCGTTTTTCATTTATACTTGAATGTTTGCCTTTGGACCTAGCCTCTTCTTCATTTCCTGCATTCTTTCAGTAAATGCTCCATGAGGCTTTTTTTACACCGATACGAATTGGATCTGCTATTAGTGGCGAACCCACGATAAGCAGTATTGATTGTTCTGTGTTACATTGAGGGCAAGGAGACAAAGTAGGTAGATTGCGGTCATCGATTTTTAAAACCTCCTCGAAAGTGTGTAGGCATTGTTGACATTGATAATCGTATGTTGGCATACAATGTATCTCCATTTATTTATTAAAATTCGAGACTTTCATTTCAACTTTTTTTCTTAATAGTATTAAATACTATTCTTGTAAACTTAATTTAACTATAACACACTATTGATTTCTAATCAAGTGTAGTTGTTGTTTATATAAATTTATTTGTTCTTGTGAAGTCGTATAATACTTAGGTTCGCAAAGATTCCATACTAAACCTTTATGATTATGCTTTAATAATTGAGGGTCAAGTTTATGTTGAAAATAATGTTGCAATTCATGTCTATACACCTTTGCTATATCATAATTTTCCACAAGAAAGATTGTTTCGGTTTCAGGATGATATAATCCTACTATGGATAAGAAGCCCATATTACCGATTCTTATCGGACTAAAATTCATGTAATTTTCTTCACTGAAGAATACATCAGGTGAGCCATGTGGAAGCACAAAACATCTAGGTGGTGTTGAAACACTATCCGGTAATGTTTTGTTGTATTCCGATACAAATGCTAAATTTGAACAAGATTTGGCCTTATCAAATTGCTGCATTTCATTTATGTACTCAGCACATGGTCTAACTTCCGACCATCTAGTTTTACTGAAAATTTCGTGTATGACAGGATTTCTTTTTATAGCGTCTGTTGCAACTCCAGAATTGGGCAATGGTTCGCTTAAATCAATGAACAGTGAAAAGCAGTAAAACGTAAAATGAAAGGTCAGCAAAAACAAAGACAAATGAAAAACAAATTTAGAAACCGACCTTAGAATATTTTTCTTCGACATAAAATCCTAAAAAAAGGTATCAGGAAAAACTGATTGTAATTCCTTTTTCGTTAAACCCAAGTCAAGATTTTTGTCTTTTACACTGACTAATATTGTTGCATCTCTAGTATTCAATTTGCCCAAAATTTTTAAAAAATTCATTTCTCTTTTAACTTTGGTCATGTGAGTATTAGCAGACAAAAAATTCTTGTACTCTTTATATATAGTCGAAAGATTGGCAGGCGCCTCTTCATGTGGCCACGACTTTATGGAACCTTCTGGTACACCTTCGGCCAAATCGTGCTTAACAATCGGATTTGCATCAAATTGAAGCCTCAGTAATGTTCTTAATGCAAGTGTATCATGTTCTTTGAGAAGTTTCTTTTTGTCTGCCTTTTTGATTTCTTTCCTTACCGCATCTATCACATCACCCACAGTTCTTATTTTAGAAGTCATTGATATCCTCCAATAACAAATTTAATTGATTCTCGACAAAATATGGAAATAATTTATTCCTACTAGGTATTATGTATGACGAATAATTTTGTCTAACCTTATCCTTTATATCTTCTGGTATTTTTGTAAGATCAATTATTTGTTCATTTCTTTTAAAGTTTCTAAACATTATATCATCACAAAATGTTTTTGGATCAGACTTGAGCCAAGTTGCAAGTTTCTCTTTGCGAATTGGTTTCTGACTTTTATCGGAAACAAATGTGTCATCGGCTGATAAGAAGTTTGGTACACCATCACCTCTATCGCCCTGTAGTATATGTTCCTTTAAAAATTCCAAAGGATTTGGATGATTCAAGAACCTATTCATAAATGGTGAATATTGTCTGATGTTATCAAATCTCTGCAATTGCACAAAATCTTTATCAGCGGAAACTATCATCACACTTTCGCCAGAACGAGATTTATCTATTGAGAGTGTGGCAATAATATCATCAGCTTCGGCCTTTTCGACACGTATTACTTTGTACGGAAAGGTTTCCGAGACTTCGTTTCTTATCTTGTTTAGACAATTGAAAATTAAATTCCAATCAAATTCGGAATCATCTCTCCACTTCTTTCTTTGTGCTTTGTAGTATGGAAAAAAATCTTTGCGCCAGTAATTTTTATCGTCGGCAGCTAAAACAATTTCTTTGTATTCTGGAAACTTTTTCTTTAGATGTAGTATGTTCGATAGTACTATGTGTCTTACTAAATTCTCATTTATTTCTTTTGTCTTGTCACTCTTTAATTGTGCCATCAACGATGAGATGATGATCTGATTAAAATCTATAATTAGCATTTTTATCTCCGAATTATGGAGATTCCTATTTTTCTAATGTTTTGTGCCAATCCTCAAATGTATCTTCGGCGCAACGAATGGCAAATGCTTCTACATTATCGTTCCACTCATCCGTTACACGAAAAATACAATATCTCCAAGCCGATACCCAAATGTGCATTCTCTCTTTCTTTAGCTTGGATTTAACCTTTGATTCGATATGATTGACGTGAATTAAGTCTTGCACTACAAAACCTAATATTAAGCCTACTACGAATGCAACGGCTATCGATATTGTCCAAAAATTTAAATCCATAGGAAAACTCTATTTAATACTATTATATATTAACACGACTCTAAAGCATAATCAAACTTTTTTGCAAAATTTTCATACAATTCTATTAAACTATTAATATGATTAGAACTTTCCTTGGAGCTTAATTCCAAAGCCTTTTTGTATTGTTCTTGCAAAGTCCAATGTGTAATGTTTACATCATTTTTATCTATCACAAATTGTTTATTGAAGTATCTATTTGAAACATATTTGCTTAATATGAATTCATTACCACGCCTCATCATAAAACGCATATAAAGTTTTTTGGCATAATCACTCGACATCTCCAAACCTTGGAGTTTATTTTCATGTATCGCCTTTCTAAGAATTTCTATTTCAGAATATGGCATCAAATAAATGTGATTTTCTACATCACACACTTGTCTATCAAAAAATGTTTCAACATTATAATAAGATTGCTCTTCACTATGAACGAAATTTATGGCTGCAACAATTTCATTATTATTTGTATATCTACGCAATGGAATAAAAGATGACAAATCTTTTTTGAACCAATGTACGGCGCTCCTGCCTAAAGATTTGTAATCAACGGAAAGATCCAACCACAAAGAGTAACTTTTATTTTCGGATATTTTTACAACAGGTGTTTCCATCAACTTGCCGTTCTTAAACGTGGCAATATATGTTGCAGGCAATTCTTCTTTAGAAAACTTGACATTTTCATACGTATTAAAATTTACAGTAAGTTTAGCATCTTGCTCAAAGAAGTTTAATAAATTTATTGTGTGTTCTACATCAGAAAGAGAATTGTGAAAAGATTGATCATCACAATTTAGCCATTCTTTTACTAAGGTAGACAATTTAAAATTTGAAGGAATTTTATCTGGACGTAAAGCACAATACTTTTTAGCCAAATGTATGGTATCGGCAAATGATAGGTTTCTTCCGAAGTAAGGATTAAATCCGTTTCTTATTAATGAAGTCCTCAGAAAATGCAAATCAAACTTTGCAATATTATGTCCGACCATAACTACTTGCTTTTGACTATTTTCTATTATATTAATCAAAAACGAATGTATTTTAGACATAGCTTGAAATTCATCGTCAAGTTTTCCCTGAAGATGATCTGATATATTAATCTTTGTGGTGTTTATGGCATCTACTGATGGCAATTGTCCAGGACTCAATTCAATATCACCAATCAATTCTTCTCGACTTCCATTATCGTGCAAACAAACAAATGCGTAATTTAAAATTTGACCGCAAGGAAACAAATCAGTAGTTTCTAAATCAAAAACAATTTTGGTCATATAATTTACTCAATTGGTTCTATTGGTGTAGTAGGAGTAAGTCCAAAATACGCATTTAAATAATCTGCCAGTGCAGTCTTTACTTCAATATTACTAGGATCATTAATTGCATTAGAAATGCCAGTGGCAAAACTATTCCTAAATTCGCTATTACCACCTCCTGAAAAAACAGAAGAAAATGAAGAACCGCTTAACAACATTGAAACAAAATTACCAACATTATCAGTCAATAATTTTGCAACGTATTGCTCAACGATTTCTTGAAATAAATTTATTTGTGCAAGTTCTTGTGCAATCTTTTGATAATTTTCTTGATTGCTTAGTTTGCTATCTACGGAAGGAGAATCTACATCCAATCCATATTTTGATGCTTTTGTCATTTGACATTCCTAATTAAAAAGTCCATATTTACAAATAAAGTATGAATCTACAACATCCGAACATGGACTCTTATCCGAAGTTTTGCAATTCAAAATATCGCACAAATTCAAATTTGTGTCAAGAACAAAGTGATCGTACATTAAACTTTTATTTGCATTGCCCTTTCCAGTGGCAAACTTTTTAACTACAGTGGGTGGTACAATATTACAAGAATATCCAGCAGAAAACAATCTCCATTTTAATATTCCGCCATTTTCTCCAATATTGTACACTTGACCAGTCGAACCAAATGAATATCCTTCCAAATTGATTGATTGTGGTGAATATTTTTCTATTATAGAGAGAATATAGCTTGATATGTTTCCATATCTCTCCATGTCAGTTTGCCAATCGGCATAGTGTGTTCCTACAAAGTTCTTATCACCGAAGACTGATTTCTTATTTGAAGTATAGTAGTGGAATATACAATTTTTCCAATTCCAATTTTTGCCTATATGTACAGTTATGGCAGGACATGTAATCGATAAATCTATGCCAATCGTTACATACTTATTCTTCATTCAAAGGTTCTTTCACCAAGTTTTCACAAATCTTACACAGATTCGATTTATTATATTTAAAAACATTATTTGGATATTTTTGTGTTTTACACTCACCACAACAAGTAGAGGACAAACTTGCTCTCCAGTTTGCCATATAGTTTATCCTCCGCTTATCGTCAATGCTCGCCTTGCTCCAATGTTGAACTTCATAAGTAGTTCTATGACAAAATTCACATACTGAATTCAGTAAAATTTCTTCATCAGTCATAGATTGAAAACTCATCGTTTTTCTCCAAGAAGCTCTTTCATTTATTTTCAACTTTTCTTCGTCAGTTGAATGTGACCAAGATGTTATTTCATTTATTGTTCTATAACAGCCCAGACAAATTCCACGTTTTAAGCTACACGATTTTGTACAAGGCGAACATATCATATCATTTCCTATGAAATTTCACAATTATTTCCAACGCAAGCAAATTCCTGTGAAGAGGTTGTCGTATCAATTTTTTCGTATTCAGAAAGTTTACTACTCCAATTTACATTTTTAGGCATCTTCTTAGACAGTTCTTCATATTCTTCTACTGTACATTCTTGAAAAGGTGCTTGCTTATACACGTGATCACTATAAGGTAAAAACGAAATTCCGCATATCTGACTAAAGTTTTTATAAACCCAAGATGATACCTCAATCCATTCATTTTCCTTTACCGATATAGTAACCGATGGATTATGTTCGCACCAGTTTTCATAATATGTTTGCCATAGACTAAGATGATCTATAGCATTTAAATCTTCCTTTGTCAAACATTTCTCTGGGGATTTAATTGGAAAGGAAAATACAGTAACGTGATCTGGTCTCATCACACACGCTTCATGTGGAAATCCCATATCCTTCATCATTTGACACAATGGATCTTTATTGTCAGCCCTAACCGTTCTGATGTAATATTCAGAGTGTCTTGGATGTATACCAGATGCACTATTAACCAGAGCGGAAACTGTACCGGATGGTTTGATACAAGTCGTGGCAACGGATGCATTAATACCAAGTTTTTCTGCCAAATTATGATTAATCTCTATGCAATAATTTCTCATATCCTTCAAGAAGTCTTTTAGATCTTCCGTGGCGTGTGCAGTAAAGTTATTGTCTAATATACCAGTCAACGAAACGCCAAGTAGTCTTTCCTCTTCACAATTCAATTTCCACTTTTTGGAAATATATTTGAAGTCGGTTAGCGTTGATTGAATAGTTCCTAGTATTGTTGCTATTTTTATTTTCCTTTGCAAGTCTTCTTTACTGTCTGTAGATCTAATAACAACTTCAGACAAATTGCAAAATTGATTAGATCTCAACAATATTTCACCACAAGGATTTGTTCCAAAATTATGATTAGATTCTCTTCGTCCAAACTTTTCTGCTTGTTTTTGTGCAGACATTCTATTAAATATTCCACGTTCTCCGGACTTACTATCGTACAAAGATTTCCATTCATCCATAAAAATGCCTACATCTGGCATTTCAGTATATGCGGCTGAATTATTCGCAAGTGCTCTCTGTGGATTTTCTATCCACCACTGTCCGTTTTTGGCGTGTCTCATCCTGTCATCGGATAGATTAGACAGTGATATTAAAGCAGATCTTCTAACACCACCTACAACGACAATTTCGGCAATCTTACAAACAATATCGTGACATTCTATAGATTGAAGTTTGCGACCTCTAGCTTGCTTGAATATTCTAATTAAAAATTTAAACAATTCAACTAATGGTTCTGGACCCGATGCTCTACCACCAAAAGTTTTTAATGGTGCTCCCGCAGGTCTTACCTTAGAAACATCCCATCTCGCAATTTGTCCTGTGTAAAGCATTGCAATTAATTCTTTCAATGCTTTTGCCCATCCAATCTTGCTATCAGCTACAACTATCGTAGTATCGGTTTCGTATAACTCTTCTGGAACTTCTGGTAGTTTACTCACAAATTGTCTTTCAACGGAGAAACCTACGCCAGTTCCATTCATTAGAACATATAGAATTTCATCAAATGCTCTAGGTGTATCGATTGCAATAAAGGAGCAATTGTATCCGGCAACATGACATCTCTCCAATGCAGGCCCTGCTGTCATCAAAGCTCTCATCGAGGGCATCACTTCCAAATTTAATACCGCTTCTTCTAATTCCTTCCTTTCTTCAAAAGAGAATGAAAATGCAAAATTTTCTTTTAGATGTTTATCAAAAAAATCGAAATATCTCTTGACCGTTTCTTCCCATGTTTCCCTTCGATTCTTATCTGGTAACCACCTTGAATATCGACTTAAATGAATGTAAGTCTGGTAGTCCGTAGGAAGAGACTTCGACATAATAACCCCCAAGTATAAAAAAAAAAAGAATTGTATTATTTTTCCATCTTTGCAAGACGATCATAATAATCAGGAAGTTCTTTGAGATGTGCTAATGCAACTTTTGCAATCTTATGAAAATCGTGTGAACCTGGAATAACATCGGTTTCGGAACTATCGTCGTGTTCTTGTTCGACTTCCATTCCCTTTCTTAATTGCTCTAAATCTATATCATTCCAATTGACGTTTAGCTCGTCGCCAACTTTCTTTGCGAATTCTTTACTAATAGATTTCTTTTCTGTGATGAATGAGGAAAATGATTTCATAATTAACACACTAAAAAACAATGTGATGTATTTATAGAACTAACCTAAAACCAATTTATTAATTTTTGAAATAAATTCAGAAAATTCTCTTTTATTTTCAAATAATGATTTAGTCAAAGTTTCTATTTTTTCCGAAGAGAGAGTATCATGTTTCAGTACATCACGCAATACAATTTTGAGTGCTTCTATATCTTTTTTATGTAATTGCATAGAGTGTAAAGTATATTCATCAAATGATTCTACAGTAACAGGAACTATAGGTTTAATTAATTCTAGTAATGCTTCAGCATAAACTCTTATTTCATATTGTGCATGATCGTCTAATCTCAGTCTCAAGAAATGCAAAAGATTATGTAAATCTACGGATGCGTACATTTCGGTATATTGAGATAATGGCAGATTAATTCTAGCCAGTTCTCTTCTCATTCCAGTACCGAGTAGTTTTTCATACTGATTGCGAATAGTTTTTTGTTCATTCTCAAACACTTCTTTCCAAGACCAAGAATCTGCCATTTGTTCTGGAGTAAAACAATCCCACCAATCATTAGGATTCTTAATGTTCAAAGTAGTTATCTGATCATTCGTACCACCTTGTTTATTGTTTGGATTTTGAAAGGTGCAATGCTCTTCTTGCGGTACATAAAATTCGTCTGGCATCTCAGAGTATCTACCAGATATCTGATTAAAGGACCAAGTTCTATGGCGAACCCACTGATTAGAGACAAAAATTGGCAATTTTACGTGGAAGGTGAATGTTACCATTTCAAATGGACTTGTGTGCTTGTTCCTCCACAGATATCGAATTAAGTTTTTATCATCTTGTACGCTCTTTGTACCCTTAGCATATGAAACTCTAGCAGATCTTGCGATAGTATTATCATCGCCCATATGATCGACTAATCTGACAAATCCTTTATCAAGCACTTTGATTTCTGTCATATTACCTCAAACTTTTTTCCATCTAGTAAATTCTAGTCGTGCTCTAACACCCGAAAAGGTATTATCTTCTATCATTCTTTCGATGTCAACGCCCGTATTTGCAACATCATTAAAATCTTTACCTAGTATATTATTTGGCCATATAAAAACACGAAAACCATTATCAATTGCTTCTTCGATCAGTTTAACAATTTCTCGACTTCTAGGTTCATTGTCCCAACAAAAAACCGTATTCTCTATATTAAGTTGTGGTAGTATCTTCTTCGCTCTCTTTAAATCAGAAGATGCAACGGCTAAACCATTCTTCAGGAACAAAGAATCAATTGGACCTTCAACAATTTTTGTGGTAATATTTCTATTCCATTGATCGAGTCCAAAAATCATAGACTCTACTTCTGGATGCTTTACGGTTTCGTATCTTAAATTTTCTTTAGGATCTATGCTTCTGCCTTGTGCGCCGACAAGATTACCTTCTATGTCATAGAAAGGTAGTAGCAACTTTGCAGATTCGGAAACTTTTGAATATTTTTCGCCAAATTGTTCAACGCACCATCGTCTAAAGTTAGGACAAGAATATACCCTCTTTATCGCTGTAAGTTTTAATCCACGAGCTAATGCGTATCTTGTAACGTCATCTTTACTATCGTATAGAGTTTTTAAATTTATATCTTTATATTTGGTTTCAACCTTTTCCTTCTTCGGTTGAATCGATTTTATCGGAGAATCATTCAATCGCTCAAGTGAGTATTGAGAATACAATGTAGGATTTAATTGCTGTAAAACTTGACTGAAGAATCCACTATATGAACAGTTGTGACATTTATATGCTATACCTTTATCGACTTCATAAAAGTAACCTCTGGCTTTTAATTTGTTTTTTTGAGAATCGCCACAGAGAGGACATCTACAATTATATACGTGATTACCCTTATCCGAGAATCTACTCAGAGAGGTTGATAGAATCATCAAATACTTTTGATCTAGATAAAACATTATAATTATTATTTTTCATAATATTCTTTATACAGAATAACAGTTTTTCTGTATTCACGCAATACATTTTCTATCTTTTGTATGTTTACAGATAAATTCTTATAGTCATCGCCGGTCAATCCTATTAGTACTGGCGTTTCTCCTTTGGATTCCATAAGACGAAAAACTTCTTCTACGTTGTCTTTATGTACAACAATAAATTTAACAGAGTCTAGTTTTAACTCATCTGGTAAAGTTAGATTTAATTTTGGTTTATTGTGTGGCAATTTATTTGAATGTGCGGAACAACCACAAAATAAAATGATTAAAATTAGAATTAATCTTCGCATAATTCACCTTTAACTAATTTCTCAAAACATTTTAATTTCTTTTCGGTCGCTTCGTTTATTCGCTTCTCCACCATAGGTGTTTTACTTTTTGCAAGTTCTTCTAAACTCTTTTTCTTTTGATTCTCTCTGTAGATAGTCTTACGCAATTCTTCTAACTTGGACACACTTCTTTGCCTTTCTACTTCCAATCTTTTCATACTTTTTGTAACGTTCTCATAATCTTGTCGAACATTATTCAGTGCTTCATTCAAGGTTCTAATTTCTATTGCTTGTTGTTCGGTTTTATCTCTTAAACTTTTGATAGTCCAATCTGTATACTTGTACCAACCAAACAGAGACAGTGAAACTAAGCCGTAAGCAAAGATTTTACTTCTAACAAACTTAAATAGTGCGGCATATAACAAAGCGGGGTCCATATTATCCTCTTTTCAGGAACCATTTTCCATCATTAATTCTTTTGTATTCCGGTCTTATTTCTTTCAATATGTATACTGTAGCATCAATTTGTTCTTTGATCAAGTTATTATCATCATTAATAATGGCTCTCATTTTCTTCTGATAAGTTCTATTTGGATATCCCAGAAAATATGACAATTCTTGCAATGGATCTATAGAATCGGTTAGCCAAATTTGACCATAGACATTATCTATGCCAATTTCTGTATAACCAGCATCTAGTCCTATGTCCCATAAGGTACCGTGAATATAACTTTCGTGTTCCCAAGTCAATAGTTCAAATCCTGGAAAAGGTTGATCTCTTAAATTAAAAGTATCAACCTTTAAGTTGTTATATATGAATATGGCCTGCATAGTGGAGTGAATAAGTAAAACAAACTATAATTATTTATGCTAATCGCATTAATTGATCATAGTAGAAGGCATTTCAACATTATCGTCCACCATATACGATAATGAAATAATTATTAATCCCATTTTAAATATTTCTTGCTTGTCCGCAGATTCGGTCAGCATTTGTTTAACTTCATTTAATATTTCTATTTGCTTAGACAACACGCTTAAATACCGATCACGCTCAAACTTGGTAAAAATATTATCTTTAGTTTCTAATATATTTTCTTGTAAGATTGAGATTACTTCTTTTGTGTTCATTGTTCTAGAGTTTCCTGTCTCTTTCCAAAAATTATTGTCGAACAGCTCAGATTAGGAACGCCACCTTCCACACCGTGAAAAGTTGACATAAAGATTCCTGGCTCAAAAATTCTTTGTTTTATGGTATCGGAATAATCTTTTTGACCTCTCAGATCAACGGAAACTATTGATTCAAAGTTTAATTGGAATTTGGTGATTATTTCGTTCTCTTCTTCTAAGATTTTGGTGATGACACCATAGAATGGATATATCTTTCCTTCTTCTAAATTTGCAACATCTTCGTATTTTAATGCGATATCATCATTTTCA